GGGGAGTGCTCGTTGCCGTACTGCTCAGGCTCGAGGGTGTGCGCTGGTTGCGCCATCTCTGATACCCCCTCTGTGTAGGGGAACAGGAGCAGCCGCCTGCCGTCACAGAAACCTCGGTAGCTAGCCGAAGCACGTCAGACGGCTGCTTGTTCTCTGATTCTATATGCTGAGGGTCCGTCCTGTACCCTTCATGCGTCTTCGTCCGGTGGCACCACCGCGGCGATGATGCGGCGTGCATCCTCTTCGGATACCCTCTGCGTGGGGATGCCCTTATCCCAGTAGCAGAGCGCATGGCCCGCCTCGTGATAAGCTGAGCGCTCAAACTCTGTCACCGCGCCTCCCCCTCCTGGCCCCTCCGCTCCTCCTCCGCCGCCTGCTCAAACAGCCCCGGTGGCGCCGCCGGGATTCCGAGCGTTACCGCGGGCTCCTCTCCCGGCCTCGGCTCCGTCGGCCGGCACGGGTACCCGCACGCCTCGAACTCCATAACCTCCTCGGCCGTGGCCTCGAGCATGCCGTGGAACTCCCAGCTAAACCGGTCGATGGCCTCGCCGTCGGCCGTCACCACCACGGGCTGGCCGTAGGAGCTCGCCGAGCTCTCCTCAGATAGATGCACCTCGTACGTCTTGCCGTCCACGTAGTTGTGGGTCCGCACCGTGATACACTCTCCCCGGACTTCGGTCCGCGCCGCTGGCCCCTCCTCGCTGGAGCTCAGGCCGGCGGCGCTTCTGCTCTCCCGCGAATGCGGGGATGATGCCCTCGCCTTGCCTCGCCTCGTGGCTCATTGGACTAGTCGATCCATTCGGGGTCTATGGCGCGGATGGTGGCCGCTGCCTGCGTCCAGACTTCCTGTGGCACAGCTATGCTCTTCTCTCTCTCAAAGAATGTCTTGCTAGATGTTGGGATAGCTTCCAAAGTACCGAAGACCTCCACTCTCACTGCGCGTATCTTCTCCGGCTCACCCAATGGGACGGAGGCTGCGTTCGCCGGCCCGAACTTCCTGCTGACGTATGCCCCCTCTTCTGACACCACGAACTTGCCGCCCACGGTCTGGTAGATGGCCCAAGAGGACTTCCCGTCCACCTTCTGAGCGATGAGGGAGCCCTTGAACGATATGGGCCTGTCCAGGATCGGCCCCTTGCCCTCAATCCACTTGCCCGGGTGAAGTGTGATTGTCTCGGGTTCCTGCCCGCCCTCCTTGGATCTGAGGTAGTCACGTAGCGCCTTTGCCACGACACCAGAGAGGCTCTCTTCGCCCTCCAGTGCCTCCGCTCTGTCGAACAGCTCCGCGTCCTCGTCTCGCACGTACAGGTTCTTTCGCATTGTCTGCCCTTCGTCCTGAGTGTAGGTGCACAATGTGCACCGTGTAGGAGTATGCGCCGCCTCGGTGCACCCGTCAACGGTCCCGCGAAGAAAGATGCGACACGGCCGGCGCAACATCCTGACAGGAGCCCCTGCCACCGGCCCGAACATGATGTCCGGGGGTGCCCGGATTGTCCGGACTGTTGACCATACGTGAGGCTGCGAAGGCTGCGGCCGTGGACGAGCGCACCGTTCGCCGGTGGATCAAGGTAGGGCGCATATCAGCCACCGTAACGCAGAGAGGGCGCCGTGTAGACACGGCAGAGCTCCTGCGGGTCGGTGCCCTGGTGAACCTCCCCGAAAGTCCGGAAGAGGCACCTGCCGCCGGTGGCGAGTCCGGGCCGGAGCTGGTGGCGCTTCGGACAGAGGTTCGCCTACTCCGGGAGCGCGTGGACGAACTCCGAGCTCAGCGTGACGCATGGCAGGATACGGCTCAGAAGCTCCTGGCCTTACCTGCACCGCCACCAGAGCCCCCCCGCCGGGGCTGGTCCCTGTGGCCGTTCAAGCGCCGCTAGCCCTCCTCGGCCTTCCCGCGCCGCGGCTTGCCGGGTCCCGGCAGCACGAGCTGGCACAGGTAGCCCGTGGCCAGCGCCGAACCGCGCGGCCGGAAGTACACGCGCTTACACGCGAAGGTCACGTCGTGCGCTACCAGCACCTCCCCGAGCTCCGGATCCACGGAGAGCCCGCACCGTCGGAGCTGCTCGGCCAGGCCTGCGCTCGGGGGTCCCCATCCGCCGACGTGGGTGTCGCTGTACATCTGCTCCGGCATTGGCGGGACCCCCTCAGAGGCGCTGCATGAAGGCGGCCGGCCGCACCGCGCTGGCCACGCTGTCCAGGCTCCAGGCCACTGCGTAGCACGTGTCATCGTGGCCACCACGCTGGACACCAAAGCGCATGAGACCACCCGGAACGCTCTCCGCCTCGAAGGCCAGGAGCTCGGCCACGAACAGGCCCTTCGCGCCGGTCTTCGGATCCACGCCGGCATCCGCCGGGAACCTGAACCGGCCTTCGGAGAGCACCCGGAACAGCCGGCCGAACAGGCCTTGCTGCCGCTGAGACGATGGCGCCTCGAGCGTGGCGAACGGGATCCGGTTCGCCAGGTCGGCGCATTGATAGGCCTCTAGCTGTACCTTGTGCGGCTCGCCGAATACCTCGCGCGTCCGGTCCCACGCGGCCATTACCTCGGCCTCGGATCCGGTTGGCAGCACCTCGAGCCGAACCAGACGGAAGTCCGGCTCCCGGCCAGCCAGGTCACACCGAGCGCAAACCGACCACACCGTTCGGTCGCCACCGGTGGAGACCCCGGCGCGGTCCAGGCCACCGCCAATGATGGCCGTCTCGCCGAGCCATCCCCATTGCCGCTTCAGCTCTCGCCATTCGTCGGCCGTCTGTGGCTCCGCGTAATCCATGGCCGCCTCGGCCACCAGCGCCGGCGGGAACAGCTTGGCGCCGGAGGCTCCCCATTCGTTCCGCCAGAGGTACTCGAACTCGAGCGGCAAGAGCTCGTGCCGCGCCTGCTCTGCCCGGCGGACCGCCCACGGCATCGTCACCTCCTGGCCGTAGCTGAAGAACACGCCAGGCTTCCCGGCCTCCGCCGCCTTGTAGAGACGCCAGAGCGGGTTCACGTCCGTTGGCATCCCGGCCTGAGACGCCACCAAGGCCTGCGCGTCCGCCGCCTCGGTCTGGTTGCTGGCGAAGGTCCAGGCTCGGCCACCGTCCTCGGATGCGTGTAGCTCATCGCAGGCCAGGCAGGAGAACGCGATACCTTGAACCGTCCTGTGGTTCGCCGGGAAGCAGTTCAGCGTGTTGTTCAGGCCCGCCACCTTGAGCTGCCGCGTGCCAAAGCTATCGTCCGTCACGTACCCGGCCAGCACCGGCGAATTCCGGAACATGCTGCAGACCATGTCGTACAGGTTGCTCTGCGCCTGCCGCTCGCTGTTGGCGATGATGCCGGCCCGCTCCCCGGTCCGTGTGGCCAGCCGCCAGGCCAGCACCAGCGCCACGCACAGGCTCTTACCTTGGCGCTTTGGCCAGCTCGCCACTGCCACCTTGTGGACGAACCGGCCAGCCGGATCCCGGCGCGTGGCCTCCCGGAGCCAGGCCACCTGATGCTCCGCCAGCTTCAGCGGACCCACCACACCGGTCTCCGGATCCCGAACGTGGACCGCCTCCGTAGCGAAGGCCACCACATCGTCACGCCAGCGCCGAAGGTCATCGGCCGTCGGTGTCATCGGAGCTCACCTCCGCGGTGCCGATCTCCGTGGCCGTCGCGTCTATGGTCTGCCGCTCGGCCTCTATGGCGTCCCGGAGCGCCTGCTGTAGCACCGCGCCCGCGTCCGCCACGCTCTGCTGTTCAAGCCGGCTCCGGGTGCTCGGCGTGATGCCAAGCGCGTTCGCCAGCTTCACCGCCTGTGAGGTCAGGCCGAGCCGCCACCGCTGCAGAGCCGGCTGCGTCTCGAGGTACCCGTTCTCGGCTCCCGGCAGGAACGGTCCGCCAGTGCGGGACACGTAGCTATCGGTAATGGCCATGGCCACCACGATCTTGCTGTACTCGTGAACGAGGTACGCATCCACCGGCCGGAGCCCCGGCTCGGCCATCACCTGATCGAATACCTCCGCCTGTAGCGTCTCCGCAACGACGCAGGTCCCGCCCTCGCGGTAATGCTCGCACCCCTCGTGCCAGAGGCACTTGCCGCACGGTGGCGCCAGGCCTCGGGACATCATCCGGTTGGCGCCATGCTTTAGCGCCGATACCTCTGGCGTCAGATTGGCCAGGCTCCGCGGATTCGTCTGCGTGCGCCGCTTACGCGTTGCTTCGGCCATGGTTGGCCTCCTGTCTCGCGCGGATCCGAGCACGTTCCCAGCTCGGCCGCGCCTTCGTGTCCTCGGTCACGGCCAGCGCCACCACGAACACAGAGCCGGCGCCAGCCACACAGAGCGCCTCCGCACAGGCCTCCGCTGTAATGCCGGTCGTCCATAGGTCATCCACCAGCGCCACCACCTCACCCGCGAGCTCGGCCGAGCACGTGGCCTTCCGGCCCAGAGCCCGGCCCTTGCCGGCGTGGTGTACCAAGGCCTTGCTGTCCTCGCCACCACCAGCACACCAGCGCAGAGGCTCGAGCACCGGCAGGCCCAGCGCCGCGCCGATGGCCGTGGCCAGTTCCGCCGCCAGGTAGAAGCCCCGAGCTCTGCGCTTCCGGCCGGCCGGTGGATACGCCAGCCACCGCGCCTCCGGTGGCACCAGGTCCACCAGGAGCTCGGCCATATCGGTGGCCCAGGTCCTCGGCGCCAGGCCCACCTTGGAGAGCCACAGCGCCACGCTGAACGCGTCCGCGTAATGCCGGCCACCTCGCCCGCGGCGAGGAACGTACGTGTGCAGAGCCAGGCCCTCGAGCTGGCCCCGCCGGAGCGGGATCCCTGCCACCTGTGCCACCTCCGAACGCAAACGAGCCGGCCGCCTGGTCGCCCAGGCCCCGGCTCGCTCAGGAGCGCTCGTGTCTGCCTCGAGGGTCCGCCTAGCTAGGCCCTCGCCAATCCTGCCATTCGCCACACCGCCGGCAGCGGAAGCGCACGTAGCGCGTGCCCGGTGCCACCTCGCATTGCGTCCTCGAGCAGCGCACGCACCGCACCGCCACCAGCGGCACCGTGGCCGCGCCAGCGCCGCTCTGCTGAGGCCTAGAAGGTCCCGGTGTCCTGTGTGTCGGCATCATCGCTCCGCGCCCCCTGAGCCATCCTGTGAGGCCGTTCCCGGCCTCACGGTGTCCCGGATCCGGAGAGCAGCACCTGCGCCAGCGCTTGCTTCTGCTCTGCCGTCATCGTGGCCAGCACCGCCGCCAGGGGATCGGGCGCCGGCTCGGCCTGGTGCTGGCGCCGGATCCGGCGCACCTTCTCGCCGAGCTCGGCTGGCCGAACGTGCGTGTATATCTGCGTGGTGGCCACGCTGGAATGCCCGAGGAAGGCCTGCACCTCACGGATGTTGCAGCCATCGTCTAGAAGCTCGGTGGCGCAACAATGCCGGAGAACGTGTGGGGTCACGGTGGCCGGGTCTAGGCCTGCCTTCGTGGCCAGCCGCTTCACCGCGTCCTGCCAGTACCTCGGCACCGTGGCCTCACCCCTGAGCGTACAGAACACCGTGTCTGCGTTGGCTGGCCGCTTCTCCATCCATGCCGCCAGCCAATGTGCCAGGTCATCGTCCATAGGTACCACGCGGTCCTTGTCGCCCTTGCCGTGGCGAACCACGAGCTCCTGGGTGCGCCACCGAATATCGGCCAGCGTCAACGAGCAGAGCTCCGATACCCGAAGGCCTGCCCGGTGCAGGGTCTCGAGCGCTGCCCTGTTCCGGAGCCCGATCCGGCTCCGGGTCTGGCAGGCCCCCTTCAGCTTGGCCACGTCTTCGCGGTCCATGATCTTCGGTAGTCTCCTCGGTGCCATCGGTGGCGCCTCCATGGCTCTCCATACGCTTTCTGTCTCTAATGCGTATTCTACAGAGCCGATTAGCGCCCGTAAAGCACATTCGCACATATTGCGTATTCTATCTGCAGAGCCGGCCCCGCCGGATCCGGTGCCGCCAGCCAGGCCGGCCTCGAGGGTGGCAAGAACGTTGCAGTCTGTTCCGGCTCAGGCCCCCATCCCCCACCTCAGATAAACCACGCTGCCGGTTTGGCCACTTGGCCACAACCTTGGCCACCTATGTTGGCCAAGTGGCCAAGGTTGTTGGCCGCAAGAGTCCCAAACCTTGGCCACTTGGCCACTTTGGCCACTTGGCCACCTTGGCCACTCTATGTACACACACTCTTTCTCTCTCTCTGGAGGCCTCAGAGCTTGGCCACTTGGCCACTTTGGCCACTTGGCCACTATGGCCACACACTCTCTCTACACATTCAAGGATCCGGTGGTATGGCCAGGCAGAGCCCAGGCCCACCTCCGGAGCTCGGTCTCCGTCGGCTTGAGGGTCACGATGTCGAGTTCCTCTCTGGCTCGGCGGAGGGTCCTGTCAGCGATGCCCGCCTTCTTGGCCGCGCCGGTAACCTCGTCGGACGGCCTCGGCCCCCCTGCGAGGTACTCCTGCAGGAACGTAATGGCCGAGCCGCGGGGAACCTCCGGCGGGGACGCTACTGGCACGGCCACGAACTCCACACCGGCCTCGCCGATCCGGACGCCCACCGGCTCCGGCTTGTGCGCCATGTTGGCCTTGATTACGTGGAGTCGCCGGTCGGAGCTCTCACGGTTCGGGCGGTCTAGCGCCAGAATGGCTCTCGGATGTTGCTGAAGCGCAGACGAACCGCGCATCTGGTCTCCGTCGATGATCTCGCATCCGTCGAAGACGCCACGCTTGCGCCGGTGGTGGATCACCAGTATGGGCTTGGCCAGGTCCCGCGCCAGCTCGGCGAACCAGCCGGTCACCTCGAGCACCTCGGCGTTGTTCTCGTCCCGCTTGAGCATGGACGAGAGCGCGTCCACTACCACCAGCGCCACCTCCGGCCGAGCCGCGCCAGCTCGGATGGCCTCGCGGTGGTCTGGCTGGCTCAGGTCGATGTTCGTCATGCCGTCAGACAGAGCCCGGTCGAACGGCAGCTTGAGCCGGTCTGTTGGCAGGCCCCACGCGGTGGCACGCTCAGCGTTCAGGCCTTGAGCGCTCTCGGCTTCGCACCAAAGCACGTCTCCGAGCTCGCTGGTGTAGGGTTGGCCATCCGGCCACGGCCAGCCGAGCAGCACAGAGCCGGCCAGCCGGAGCGCTAACGCGGACTTGCCTTCGCCAGACGTGGCCACAAGGATGGTCATGTACCCCGAGGGGATCCACGGTTTCCAGAGCCACCGGGTTTCGCCGCAGAGCTGGTGCAGGTCCGCGAAGGTCACGAGCTCGCCGCTCGGCTCCGGTGGCGGCTCGCCGGCCTTGCCGATCCGCCGCGGCGGGTCCGGCTCGTACCGTGCTAGCGAACGCGCTATCTTCCGCACCTGCGCCTTCGGCAGCGGTGGCTGGCACCGCCTGGCGTTGATGGTCGCCAGCGTCTCCGCCAGCTCCTCCGGTGCCATGCCAGCTCGCCGGAGGCTCCCGCCGATCGCCGTGAGCGTGTCGTCACGTGCGCCTTCGGGTATCGGCTCATCCGGGGCCGTGGCCGCGGCCGTGGTCGGCTTCACCACGTCTAACCGGTAAGGCTCGAAGTCCGCCGGGTTGTAGCGCGGACCGTCCGCGGAGAGCAGCCGCACCGGCACCGGCTCGGCCTTGAAGTTCAGCGTTCCCGGTACCCGGAGGCACCGTGCCAGGTCGGCGGTATCGTCGAGCCGCCAGCCACGCTGACCGAACACGGCAGACCGGATCCCGGCCTGCACCTCGGCCACCAGGAGCTTGGCCTCGGCGCGGTCCTCGTCGGCGGAGATCTCGAGCGGCTCCTTCAGGAGCCACCACAGATGCAGGCCGTGGCCGGAGCTCACCGCCAGCGTCGGCCGAAGCGGATAATCGGCCATGGCCTCGAGCGCGGCTTCGGTGCTCGGCGGCAGGTCCTCGCCGGCGTGGCCGGGTCCCGCCACGTCCACATCGAGCCACAGAGCCACTAGAGCCGCCACGTCTGCCTCGGTGCCTCGGACGTGTGGCGCCGGGTCCTCGGAGAAGCGGAACACCGCCGCGTTGACGTATACGTCGGTGTCTCGCTCGGCTTGTTGAACGAGCTTCTCCGCGGCGCGGCCGAGGCCGGCGGGATGGCACCAGAGCGTCCGCTTGGTGTCACCCCGCCGCATCCACAGGCCACACCACGCCGTCTCGTCTACCTCGCCGAACAGCTCGGTGAGGAACCGTTGTGCATCATCCACGGCGGTGGTGCTCGCCATGCGAACCACCGCCTCTACGCGTCGGCGAACAGGTCGGGAGCGTCACCGTCGGACGGTGGCGGAACGTCGTCGGGGAACGCATCCTGTATCGCAGCGGAGAGCTCATCCTCGGTGCGGTGCTTCGGTGGCTGAGAGCTGGCCGGCTCCGCCTTCGGCATCTGCCGCGGTGGCTCCGGTGCGGCCGTGGCCGTGTGCTTGGTGCTCCGTGGCGGCATGATGTCGTTGAACCTGTTCACCTCGGAGCCGTCTTCCTTGCGCTCTATCTTGCAGACGAGCTGGCACCGTTGCTTCTCGCAGGCCTGGGCCACCGCGAACTCGTCGTCGTAGGCCTCGAACAGATCCTCGAACTGACACCGGAGCAGCACCGGCAGAAACCGGCCGGCCTTGCACTTCGAGCCGATGCCCTCTTTCGGCACCGTCAGGAACACCTTCCGGCTCTGCCAGCCGTCCTCGGTGTTCAGGTCAAACGTGAGCTCGAGACGTGCGCCGAAGGTGTCGCCTGTCGGGTTGAACACAGCGTCGGAACAGATAGCGTCATAGACGCCTTCAGGTAGAACCGGGAACTCGCGCTTTTTCCATGCCATAGCTAGATCACCTCATCATGGTGGCTCGAGGCCTCGCGCAAAGCGCTTAGGCCGTAGCTCTGAGGTGACCCATGGCCTGTCTCTCCCGTGGTATCATTACGGGTATCCACGAACAGGTTTAGGGTCATCTGCGAGGCCTTGGGTGCCAGCCCGAGGCCTCGTTGTTTCTGGCGCCGCTGGGTGCTAGTTGCTGCCGTCTCCATCGGCCGCCACCTCCTGGCTCTGCTCTCGCCGGAGGTTCTGCCACCGGAGCATGGTGTTCAGCCGGGTTGGGCTCATACCGAGCACCTCGGCCATACACTCGAGAAACCTCGGTGTCAGCACACGCTCGCCGCTATGCGGCTTGAGCACCGCTTCGGCCTGTGCCAGCACGTCCGTGTCGAACGCTGGGGGGTCGCTCGGTCGGGCCGCCGACGGGTAGTGGCGTCGGCGCGGGTTCGTCGTCAGACCAGCGGCTGGCAGTACCGCCGGCCATGCTTGTCGGCGGCTACACGTTGTAGCCGAGAACCGTCGTGACGGCCGTCCCGAGCGCGTGGCGGAAGTCACCGCGCCAGACGGCCACCAATTCAACCGTCTGGCTGGCCGCGTGCCGCTCTACCTCGAGGGAGATCTCCTTGCGCCGGCCGTAGACCCAGGCCTTCGGCCAGAAGTTGATCAAGCAGCCGTTGTTGGTCTGGTAGTCAGAGCAGTAGTAGCCGTACTGCGAGAGGTCATCGCGCATGGCCTTGGACGCGATGAGCCGCGAACCGTAGAGGGTCTGAATCCGGCCGGTCTTGATCGTGGCACCGTCGCCGAACACGTCCACGGTCTGCACCAGGCTGTTGTTCTGCGAATCCTTCAGCGAGAGCAACGCCTGGTAGGCCGAGGCACTGGCCACCCAGACACGCGAGCTCGGGTCGTCCAACGCGTAGTCACCGAGGCCAAACCACAGGGCAATGAGCGCCTCGCCGGTCATGGTGCCCAGGTCGACGTTACCGGTCGCATCATCCAACGCCTTCGCCCGGAGACCGAGGACCTTCGTTCGCGGTCCGCTGGCGTCGCCGTCCTGGTGCGGGGAGGTTGTGTCCCCGTTACACATGGCATCTTCGATGGCGTCGCGGATGCCGTTCAGGAGCTTCCGGCGAATGATCTCGGTGGCTGCCGCCGATTGGTCCTCGAAGAACTCCGAGCTCTCCACGGTGCGTGCCGCGAACTTGACGGCAGAGAGGGTCACGTTCACTGAGGTCGGCGAGCTCTCGGTAATCAGGCTGGTCGTGTCGGTGTTCTCGCTCGGCGCGTAGACGGTCACGCCAGCACCTTCGGCCGGCAGCGTGACGGTCTTAGTCGGCATGTCCACGGCCACGCCCGACCAGGTAGACAGGAGCGGAGAGCCAAGGTCCACATCGAGGACCGCCTGGGAAGACAACGAGGTCGGCACCCACTGGCTGCCGCTGCCGGAGGTCATGGTGTCAAGCGCCTTCCGCACGCCAGGCTCGTGGTAGATCTTGCTTTGCTTCGGCTCGCAGCCGCGAATGAGACAGTCGATAGCGAGCCGGTCAAGCTGCCGCGCCAGCGAAGGCTCGGTGGCGTCACCGTCCATCACGCGCTCGTACTGCTGCTTCTGCCAATCGCGCGGCAGAGGCACACCGGCCGGCGCCTGGTGGATCACGCCACGCTCCGCGATGGAGCGCTCGAGCTGGAGGATCCTATCACGGTCCTCGGGCCGGCCTGCAATTTTGAGGGTGGCGAGCTCTGCGCGTTCGGGGTCGGGGTTTCCGTACGTCTCGCCCATGATCCGGGCCACGTCGTCAATCGACTGAACTGCCATATCCGATCACATCATTGGTGGTACGGGATAGGTTGTGGCGTCCGCAATGCGGCACACCGCCCGCCGGTCTCCCACCAGCGGCCGACCGTGGCCTCCCAACCGCGGCCGGTATCATCACAGGCTCTCTCACCTGGTTAGCTCTCGGAGCGCGGCCGGGGGATCGGTCTCCCCCGGCTCGCTCTGCATCGGCCTGCAGCGGCTCCGTCGCTACCTGGGTGGGAGATGCCCGGTGGCGATCTCTTCTGTTGGTCTCCCCATGGCGAGGATCTGCTGGCGCGTGGCCTCAGCCCACTCACGCTGCTGATCCTCGCTGAACTCCTGCAAGAACCGCCGAGCACCCTCACGCTCGGTCTCGTCTGACTCAGGAGCAGACATCACGTGAAGCATTGAGCGGCGGTAAAGGTCAAGCCATTGGTCCGCGTCCATCGTCTCCGCGTCTTTGATCGGTTGGCCGTATTGGACGTGGACCGCTGCAGCCTTCTCCTTGAGGTCGCGGCACATCCCCATGTAATCCTCGCACCAGCTATAGACCGCGGCCTCCGTGGCGCCGGCTTGCCGCATCCGTGCCACGCAATCGTGGCCAACGGCCATCATGGTGTCGTCCAAGGTCTTGAGGTTGGCGGAGACAGGGTCCACCGGTGGAGGCACAGGCTTGCGCGCGTGCTCCTTCCGCCACACCTCTGCCTTCTGAATGGCCGCACGTGGGATGTTGAGGGACTTGCCCTTGCGCTGGCAGAGGTCCATGCCGCCGCTCTGGATGAGCGCGTGGCGTGCGCTGGTTATATCGAGGCCCCACGCCTCGGCGAGCTGTCGCAGGTTCATGCCGTGAACCTCCGTCCCATGCCACCATTCTATGGGATAGACGCATGAGCTGTCAATAGGTTTCGCACCGCGGAGATCTTTTTTTCGCAGGCCTAGCGCGGCGGCGCCACGATCCGGAGCCGGGTCGCACCGGTGGCCAGCTCCACCGCCTGCAGGAGCTCGATGTACCGCGCGTCTTCCGATGGCCGCAACAGCGGCGCCAGGAGCTCCGCCTGCCAGCGCGTCCGTGGTGCCAGCACACATACGCCACGCTCGAGCCGTACCGCCACGCCGTGGCGTATGGCTGCCGCTAGGCCTCCGCCCATGGTGAGGCCTGCCGCTCTGCAGAGCGCCTGGGTGAGCGCTGCCGTGGCCGTTCGGTGTGAGGCCTCCGCCGGTGCTGGTGGCTCGGCCTGGCCGGTGGCCGATGGCAGGTCCGCCACGCCACCTCCGGATGGGGTTGGCTGTTCGGGGTCTGGCCGTTCGTGGTTTTCGAGCGTGGCTGCTGTACTGGTGGGGGTCTGTTCGTGAGGCTCCGAAGGAGCCGAACAGACCCCACCTTCTTTCGATAGGCACCGGGTGCCGTTCTGCTCGGCACCGGCCACGGTCAAGAACGTTGGAAAGAAGATGGAATACCGGCCGGTCTGCCGCTTCACCAGGAACCCCTGCGCCTCGAGCCATTGCGTGGCGTACCGCACCGTCCGCTCGCCTTGGTGGGTCTCCGCCGCCAGCGTGGCCACGTACGGCCAGGCTCGGCCTTTGCTCCTGGCGTGAGCGCACAGAGCCGCATCCACGGTGAGGATGGCCAAGAGGCTCGGCCGCTTGGTGCCCGGAGCGCGGTCCTCGAGCTCGTAGGCCCGTTGGATGCGTCTCGCGCGGCCGGCGTGTGTGGAGAAGGTCGGGATCCCGCGCTGCGTGGGTCGTGGGGAGTGCTCGTTGCCGTACTGCTCAGGCTCGAGGGTGTGCGCTGGTTGCGCCATCTCTGATACCCCCTCTGTGTAGGGGAACAGGAGCAGCCGCCTGCCGTCACAGAAACCTCGGTAGCTA